CAGTTTGACCCTTGATAGCACACTTCTGAATATTAGGTTGATCCATAGTACCAATGTACCAAATATCAAATCTATAAGAGAAAGCTACACCACCTTCAGGATGCAGAATCTTATTTCTTACAGGATCATCATAGAATGGGTCAACATCAAGAGTAACCATTACACCATTAGGTGCTCTCCATTCAGTTACCTGATAGTCAGTTACTGCAATTGCATTCTGTGCAAAGTTACTAGCAACCTTAGAGTAGATAGGAGGATTCTGAGTTGAGATGATAGGCATCCAACCAGAAGTAGTCTTCTTAGCTTCTCTATTAAAGATTAATGCACCTCTTTCACCAGTCTTTATGATGAACTTTCTATCACCAAAGCCTAACTTACCAGCAGATAGTTCATACAATGCATCCAGTAACAACTTCATTAAGCCATTAGTATCATTGTAGTACATAGTATTAGCTACTTCTGTCTGTTCAAAGATACCAGCACCAGTCTTAATTACATTACCAGACTTACCAAAGTTCATGTATTCACCATTGATATTTCTGTTAGAAGTACCAAAAGCCATTGCATTGTTCTTATATTCAGAGAACTGGCATTCAACTTCCCACTCAACATAGTGCATCCACTTATTTGCAGTGTCCTTAACTTGTTTACCTGATTCATCTCTACGTACCATAGGAATACCCACAGCAAGCTTTCTATCAAGATTAGAACCTGGTTCCTTGTGTTGAATTCTAATAGTAGTCCACTCATTTCTCATAGAAACAGGACTAGTGAATCTAACATCACCAACCTTTCTAGAGAGTTCTCTTTCAACAGGAGCAAACTCTACTGAGTATCTTTCACCAGCAAGTAATCTTTCTACAGGAATACCCTTGCTGTTACCACCCATAAGTTCTACCTTATACACACAGTTAGTACCTTCAGGTCTACCATCACCAAGAATTCTCTGAGGATATACTTGATTCAGATTACCTACAATAACTTCACCATCTGCAAACCAGTCTTCAGGGAATACAAGATAGAAAGGAGCACCTCCAACACCAACATTACCTACAGTAGCTGATGTAATAACAGTACCATTTTCATCTCTAGCTTCTACCAGAGGAATATTTCTTCTTGAAGAACCAATAACATCCCAGTAGTATTCACTATCATCGTCAAATACCTTAGTAGGGAATGAATTAAGGAATGTATCAAGTGTCTTTCCTCTATGGAAAGCTAACAACTGAACCATAAGATTAGTTGCCTTTTGTGGTGCACGTTGAAATATAGCACCTAAGTGATTTTCAGTAGTCAACCCTTTCCAGTGTTGAAAACCAATCATTTGGAATTTACTTAATTTTCCAGCCATGTCTTAAACATTTATAAATTAATCAATCTCATTTACACATCAATATCGTAGTCTGAAACCTTTGATTCTGAGTCATCACTTACACCTGACATGAAATTAAGACTTCCATCTGTATTTCTTCTAGTAGTGTTGATAGTGTGTTCCAGTTCTCTTAGGCTCTTTCTAACTTGCTTTTTAGCAGCTGGTTTAACCAACTTATCTAAGTTTGTAAAGCCATCAGTTAATGTAAAGAGTACTCCCAACTTCTTTAAGAAGTCTGGTCTATTATCTCTTTCATACTTCTGAATAGCTGTTAGATACTGCCCAGTTTCTGGGTCTTTGTAAACAGGTTTGCTGATTGAGTTATAGACCTTTTCTCTAGTAGTCTTATCTAACTCTAACCCTTTAAAGATTTCCTTCTCATCAAGAATAGACTTCTTTAACTCCTCTGCTTCCTTCTTTGTTCTTGCCTTTTCAGCTTCTTCCTCTGCTCTTGCTTCTGCAATCAAATCTTCATACTCTTGTTGAAAGTATTCTTTATTGCTTGCTAGTGCTTCCTTTGCATCTTCAACATCAGAGCCAGAGTTAAATGACTTTTGAGTCTCTCTTTGTGCTCTTTCTTTGCTAAATCCTCTATTAAGGAAGTCTTGAAAGATTAGTTGTTTTCTCAGCTTTTCTCCATTAGCTGACTCATCAGAGATAGCATCTTCTGTAATAGTATTAAGGTAGTTAATAGTACCTTCATACTTTCTTACTTCATCAGGTTCTACACCTACTTGCAATGCTTCATCAATTCTCTTCTGTCTTTCATCTAATTTAGCTTTAAGCTCATTCTCCATAGCTTCTGCAAAGTCTTCTGGAGTTTGAATCTTACTTAATGTTTCTTCATCAAGGGCTGAGAGAATACCTTCTTCTTTCAAAGCACTGGCAATGGAAGAGTAGAAGTTAGTTTTGGGAGAAGTACCAGTTTCTTCCTTAGAAGTGGTATCCTCTTTACCTTGTGTATCTACTTTCTCACTACCTACGCTCTCTGGTTCCTCAGTAAACAGTTCATCTGGGTTTACTTCTGGTACCTCAGTAGTTGGTTTTTCTTTATTTTCTTCCTCCTGTTGTTCAGGTGGAGTAACCTGTGTTTCTTCACTCCCATCACTAGTGAATAGGCTTTCAACCTCATCTGGTGATAGGATATTGTCCATGTCTAATCCTTCCATATAACTCTTCTCCTTTAATTAAACTATGCAAAGGTAAGTCAAAGATTTGAACTGTGCAATACCTTAAGTCTGATTGTAATTTGATTATAAGTAAAACACTTATAGTAATAGTAAAAGAGTAGGGTGTTGAGTTAATATTAACCACACCCTTTACTCTCATTATTCTATAGTCAGTTCTATTACTTCTCCTGCACTTTGAGCCTTCAATAATACAGTCATTAACTCATAGAATGTTGCTGTACTATTAATGACTTGACCTTTAACTTTGTTCTCTCCAACTAGGATACAACCTAATGTATCCTCAGCTTTATTACCTACATGTATTAGTACTCCTTCATACCCTTTTACATTCTCTAGTCTAGGAAGTATGCCTTTATAAGGCTTAGCCCATGCTCTATCCTTGAACTTAGGACTTACAGTAGTCATATTAATACTATATGTACCTGTAGGAATTGCTGTTACCCCATACACCTTCTTAGCTTTAATCTCTTCAAGTGACATTTGACTTGTTAATCCTCTATCCTGGTCTTCCAAAGTGTCACACTCATAAACACCATTTATGAAGAGTTTTCCAATAGTATATCTAGGTCCTTTAAATATTCTTCTTAATAATAGTTTCATTAACTGCCAGATTCTACTAATGTTATATTCTTTAATACATCACCTGAGATTACCTCACTACCAGACTGAGTTACAAACCCTGTCTTTGATACAGACCAAGTAACTGTATGTCCTTTAGCTGCCCTAATACTTTTAGTAGTTGAACCATTGATAACTACTGTAGCATCAGCAGGAGTAGGGTTAATTGCAAAGGTAAACTTATCTGTTATTATAGATATTAGTTTACTATTAACTCTTTGCTGAATATCTATAATCTTACCTTCAACACTAGCATCTCTAATCACTAGAATTTGACCTTCTGCAATTAAGTTAGGGTCTCCTTCAAATACATTATAACTAATTAATCTTCTCATTGTTATCTACTTTAATTTTAATATCCTCTTTAACTCCACCAATCAAATCTTCAACTGCCTTATCATCAATGTACACCCTTTTGTTGCACCCCTTGGCTAAGCAAACATCATTGACCATCTTACCAACTACTTTCCTTAGCCTAATAAGCTCTAACCTGTTTTCCTCACTTATTTGAATGTACTCTTCTAATTGATGTTTATAGTCAGTAACCAACTTCTTGTAGAACTCTAGTTGCTTCACAAGATTATCTAGTTGAGTTCCATCAACTTCTGCATTGGTTTTATTAACCTCAGCAGTATTCTTTCTTCTAGAAATCCATGCTGTAACTATAGTATTAACCAAGTTGGACCCAAGTACTAAACTAATAATCTGTATAGTATCCATTTCTATATCTATTCTATTATTTCTATAAACTTCTGTCTATCAGTTTCTGCATAGGGATTGTTCTCTTTAACAGTTATATTAAGTACAGTATGTCGTTTCTGAAACCATCTAAACAAGAAGAACTTTTTAGGTGGTTTGATAGTTTCCTTCTTTGCAGATACAAGTAAAAAACTCTCTAACTTAAATCTAGGGGTTATCTTAATCTTATTAGGATAACTCATAATGATATGGTTGTTTGCCCATTCATCTCCCATTATTGTATCTAACTTGAAAGAGTTAACAAATATAGTATCTGGTAGGGTTAAACTATCTGACTTTTCAATGTGAGATAACTTATACTGCATCTGTTTAATCTTGCTATCTTTAATACCAAGCTCTTTTCTTACTTCATTCATCTTTTTAGTGATGGAATCATTGAAGTAATTAAGCTGTTCTATTGTTAGTTTATATACCTTAGTATCATTAGTTAAACCACTCAGTTCAGCATCATAAGCCTTGATATTCTCAATAGAAATTGAGTAATCTTTACTCAATTGCTGGTACTTACCATATAGCCAATACAGACTAACACCAGTTAATATAAGAACACCTATTAATATATAAACTAACTTCTTCATAACCTCTCTTAATTTAATGCAAACATACTAAAAAGAAATGACCTATACAATAGCATAAGTCATTTACTTTTAGTAGCTGTATAATCTTACTTCAATTTCCCATAAGCATTTGAGAGGCATCTTAAAGTCTTATTAGTAGCACTTGGTCCAAACTTTCCATCAGAAACTATACCAACTAATAGATTGTCTGAATCAGTAAATGTTTCTCCTCTACTTAAAGAGTAATAGAAAGTGTTACTTCCAGTGACACTGCCATTCTGCATAAC